TCCATGGCATTGGCTTTCTCCGAAAGGCTGGCATCATAGGTGATGGTTTCGGCAGGCGGCGATAGGCGGTGCTTATCGGTCCACTTGCCAGCCATCTCGGCAGCGCCCGCAACGGCCACGCCAGCGGCCTCGGCAAACTTGCCGCGCATGATGGCGGCCTTGAGGCGGCGGCGGCGTTCTTCGCATTCAGGGCAGGGCATTGGCGGTCTCCTAATTCTTGATGTTTCTGATCCAGCGGCGCTTGTTTTCCGGATCCACCCTAATAAGGCCATCCTTGCGCGCCTTCTGCAACAGCTTGTCGGCAGTGCGGTGCGAAAGATAGTTGGGTTCATGAGGCACGCCAGCCTGCTCTAGCGCCGCAGTCACATCATGGGCGCGAAACTTTCCGAACATGGCCCGCATACCTGCCTCTTGCTGTTCTTTGGTTATCTCTACGCCATGCGTTTTCATATCACAGAACTCCTCGGGCAAAATCTATCTCATAACGGGTATTGCACCTACAATTCGCATTATGTTTAGCGCCACCCGCCGGATCGTGAGTATGCGCCATTTGCGTGCCGTCTGGCAAGGTGAACTTGGCGTTCATACCCTTCACCGACACATCATGCATAATCAGATGTTGCGCTCGCGCGTCTTCGCGCCCGCCAGCATGGATCCAAGTCTTTGTCACTGCATCGTCAGGCATGTTGTTCTTGTCGAGCGCCTGCTGGTAACTCTCGGCTTTGGCGCCCTCGACAGCCTGCGCCGTTTCCGTGCGGGCGACATCGCGCGCCCGCTTGGCCAGAAGCCGGTCGCTGTATTTGGCGACCATCTCGTCCAGCTTCTTTTTCGGTATCGGCTTTTCTTCGCGAATGGCCTTGGCAATGGTCCTGTCAAAACGCCGGTCGCGCAACGTCATGCCCGTGCCAGGTGTCCACTTGCCATCCTTGTACGTGCCCAGCACCTTGCGCATTTCGACGGGATCGCCAGACGCGAGCCGCGCCCGCATGGATTGCACGTATTCGGCCTGCGGATCGGACAGGCCGATAATCCCGCCCTCGCGGCGGCGTGTGAGCGGATTGATGCGGCCGGCGATTTCGGTTGCAATATCCTGCGGGCCTTCGCCGCGCTGGTAGCCCTCGAATATCACGCGACGCGCCGTGGCGACCTGTTCTTCGGTATAGCCGACAATGCGCGTGGCGGATTGCTCGCGTATCCACGCTTCCGCGCGCGGGTTTGCCATATTGAACCTGTTAGCGCTTGGGATCGTGGATGTAACAGCCCCGCCAAACGCCGCATATTGGCTGGCGCGCACCTGCGCATACTGGTTGAACACGGCAGGCTCGATATTGAGCGCGCGAATTGCCGATTCGATGTCGTTTCGTTCCAGCGCGTCGATAAGGGCCGCGCGGTCGATACCGTTGCGCAGGTCTTCCATGGCGGCCTTAAATACGGCAGCCAGGTCGGGTTCTAGCTGGTTTATGAGTTGGTCTAGGGTCATTCTAGATCGAGCGCCCCATAGCTACCTATGTGAGCAGTTTGACACTCTAGCGCAGCGCATTTCTGTGTTGAGCAAAGCCAGCCAACAAAACCTGACTGATCCGGCCCATCCCACTCGCCTTTGGCCTTATACTGGCCTTTGTACTCATCCATCGCTTCGCGCAAATCGAGGTCACAAAGCGTAACGAGTTGCCCGCAGTACCCATAGTCGGAGTATTCGCCAGTTTCGAGAAGAAGTATGGTTCCAGCTTTGTATATATGATCCATCACCCCTCTCCCAAAATATGGCGCGCGTATGATGCCGCTTCGGCAGAAGACCCGTTCGCAATATTCCGCAACGCATCAACCGCCTCAATATAAGCGGCCTCCAGTTCGGGCAGGCGGGCGATGCGGCGGGCGTTGGATTCGCGGTTTGGCCCGCCGCATTTTGCGACGTTGCGCCGAACACTCGGCTGCGCTGGGGCAATAATTTCGCTACCGTGCGTATTGCCGTCGATCACTTCCCACGGGTCATCAGTCCCCGCCTCACGATCCGCCAACAGCGCGGCCATGTCGATCTTGGTCATGCCGCCCACCACGCCAGCGCGAGAACACCCCAAAAGCCAAGCGAAAACCACAGCGCAGTTGCAATGCCGCGCGCGGGGGCGAGTTGGTCGGTTTCTTCAAAAAGTTCCTTGGGAGGGGTCATCTCGGTTTTCCTTAAAGCCAGAAAATTATGCGCGCTCAATCATAATGTCTTCGCGCGTATCCGCCGCCTTGGCAGCATGATGATAGCTATCGAACCGTCGACCATCATCATGCCATCCGGCAAACTTTCCGTTATAGTTGCGGCCAACCAAAATCTTAAACATCGGTTTTCCTTTCTCGGTTTCCACGCCCCTAGTGCCCCATGGTTTAGGCGCTGTCAACCCCTAACGATAAACCGGATCACAGAAACCGTTCCCGCAGCTGGGATATTCTCATAACTGAGCACCGTCACTGGATCGCCATCAATTTCCAGAACGTCTGTCGTTTCATATTCGCCGCCCCACGGCGCGACGATCACCTGCAAGTCGGTCGTCTCCACCTGCACGCCGTTGGCGATCGTAGATCCCACCAGGCTTGCAGACACGCCACTTGCGGCGCCCTTCAATACCGTGCGACTAGGAATGGGCGGATTAGGCGGGTCCCATTCGTTCGCGGGCGCGGCCCCCGGCGTGTAGCGCACAAGTTCGATGGTGCCCTGCCCGAACCTAGATGGGTCCAAAAGCCGCTGCGACAATGCGCGTCCGCGTTCGTAAATCGACGCCATCAGGGAAGGCGCCCGCCAACCGATCGCAGGAAAAACTTCACGTCTTCGCAAATGAACGCCCGCATGGCCCCGTCAATCTCGCTATCCACGAAACCGACATTGCCGCTGCCTGCCGACGCAGGCCCATCATTGTGATAGGCGACTTCGATCACGTCCACCTTTTCGCGGCTCACGCGCTGGCCTGCCGTGGCGCTGGACGACAACACGCCGGGCGTCACCGCTTCCAGATACGCCGCGCGGTATGCCGCGTTCACCACGGCAACCGGAATAGCATCGTCCGCAATGATCGTTCGGCAATGCAGTCGCGCGCCCGTGCGTGGCCAGCCAAGCTCTTGCGTTACGCCATCGGTGCGGCGGCCGTCCCAATGAAACTCATAGAGCCCGTCGATATAGTTGGTCCCGCGCGCGCGCAGGACCGCAGGCGCGGGGGCGTCGTCCGGCAGGGTGTAGCCGTTCGCATCCAGCCAGTCTTGGAAGCCTTGATCAGTGCCGTAGGGCATTATTCAGTCCTCGTCACAATACGCCAACCGCGCTTGGCAATGAACGACACACCAGCATCGCCTAGACGATCGGCCTCGCGCTGGCTGAAAATGGAAACAGCCCAGCATAGGACGGAAAGGGCTGCGAGCTTGACCACTATTCGCTAGCCTCGGCCTCGGCAATCTTGTCTCGCAGGGTGTTTTCCTTCCACCGCTTGTCCGCGCTACCGCCGGTTAGCGCTTCGTAGCGATCGCGCAGGGCCGTGATTTCGTCCAGGTCTTCGTCCACAGCGGAGCGGTCTTCATCCGTTTCCCGCGCCGGGTTCGTGATCGGCTGCGCGTCCGACTTCGGATCGTCAGTGACAATCTTGTATCGCCCGCGCCAGCCAAGGGGTTCGCTTTTCAGGTCAACTTGCGTGCCGATGGGGATTTCCCCGTCGCGCCCATAAATTCCCCGGCCTGTGATTTCTATACGCATGGCTTACTCCTGTGCGGTTTGCGGCAACATACGCGAATGCGGGCGGGCGAGCAATAAGGGCTTGACTGGTGCGCGCGGGGCGTTAGTGTGGCTAAACAAACCGAGGAGAGCCAAATGCACCCCGCCTACGCCAACAACCCCGTATACATCGTCCGCACTCGCGATAATTTGTTTTCGCGCAGGCTGCGCGCCCGCAGCGAGCGGGACGCAATATCTAAGGTCGCTCGCAAGCATGGCGACGCGGACTATCTGGCATATCAGTTTTGACAGGAGCCCACCCAATGACCAACCCCCAACCCGAAAGCATGATAGGGCGTGTGGCGCGGGCGATGCGAGGATCCGCCAAGTCAGATGAGGCGAGCATTCTGTGTGAAGAATTTGCAGGATGGGGGGAAGACGAGGACTTCATATTGCTCGCCCGCGCCGCCATCGAAGCGATGCGAGAGCCGACCGATGTGATGGTGGCTGCGGCCTATCGCGACCATATCCCAGATGGCGCGGATGCATGGCAAGCTATGATCGACGCGGCGATGGGGGAAGGGTGATGGAGAACCCCGCTGGCCCGATCAAATATGTTGTTTCGACCGACATTTTTGAGAGCGGGCTTATTGAGCAATCAATCTCCTATGGAGGCGTCGAGCCTATCGCGCGCTTTGTCATGGACACGCGAGACTGCCAGATAAGGGATGCGCTCATCAAATTGGGATGGACGCCACCGCCTGATGAATGAAAAAGGGCCGGAAAATCCGGCCCCTCCTCATTTCCCCTGTTGCCCCGCCCTAGGCGTTAACCACCGTCGAGTAGAACACGCCGGTGCGCTCGTTGATGTCGGCCCGAATTTCAATGCCCATCGCGCCCCAGATGTGGAACTGATAGTTGGCATTCGGCATCACACGCGGAACCGCAATGGTCGACACGGCCATGCCGATCAGCGGGCGAATGTATTCGGCGCTAGGCACGAAACCGAAGAACTCGTTGCCGGACAGCTCGAACGAAACCGCGATCTTCGCAATGCGCCGGTTCGTCAGAAGGTAGGACATGAGCGTCCCGCCCTTGAAGCCATCCGCACCCGAATACGAGCGATCGAGGTTGCGCGCGATTTCAGGCGAAACGTACAGGTTCACCGCACCCGTGATGTAGTTATCATCAAGGATGGCGCCGAGGTAGCTGGTGAAGAACGTGTCGATCTCGTCAGAAGTCGTCGCGGCGGCAGTCAGGTCGATATCGGCACCGCCAACGGCATCGCCAAGATTGACCGCCTTCGACAGCGGTGAAGTGCGAATGCCATAAGCGGTATAGCCGTCGACATTGATATTGGCATCGCCATCGAGAACGTACATTGCTTGATCGCGGCGGATCTTGGCAACATGCGCTTCCTGATCGTCCGAAAGCGCGTCGAAATTCTCGCTCTGAAGTGAGTTCCATTGGCGCCATTCACGACCATAGCCGGTCGAGAAGATCGGAACCGGCGTGCCACGATAGTCGTAGTTCACATTGTCCATCGGCGTCGGAACCTGACCGGACATCGACCGGACAACCGTGCCGGCGTCCGAAGACACGCGGTTGAGGTGGACGGTCTTGCCGATATTCACCGGCTTGGCCAGCGGCATAAGGTCAGCCATCCATACCTGGCCTTCATCGGCGCGCATCACGCGGCGAGTGATGTTGTCCAGGTCAAGCCATGCATCGCGCGGCAGGACCGCCGAAGCGTTGGATAGCGCGGCAAGGTTATCCTCGACGTTGTGGAAGTGCTCGCGGGCCGGCACAACTTCCTCATTCCACCAGCGGCCATGTGCGCGGGGGTTGGAGTTAACCAGAGCCTGATCGAAATAACGCATTATCTGGCCTCCTTAAGCCGCCGGCAGGTAGTAACCCTTGGCCGCGCGAACGCGAACAAGCTGGTCACTGCCCGAAGTGTTGTTGTAGGCTTCTTCCGCGTGAGCGATCACGAAATCCTCGGCTGCGGCCAGCTTGGCCTTGCCCGAAGCGCCGATCGTGATTGCGGCGCCGCGCGTCACGTTAACGCCGGTGGGAACGCGCACATTGAAAAACTGGTTATCCAGCAATTCCATGCCGATGGTGGTTTCGCCTTCGGCGTATGCCGTATCCACACCCGAGAGCGTCAGGTAGTTATCCTGCGCGACGTAGATCTTGCCGTGAACGTCGGTGGTGGCATACGCCGCCGTCGCGCCTACGGTGATGAATGTGCCGGGCAGAATGCCGCCCGAAGCAGCCGGAGCTTCCTGAACCTGCGGGAGCGGTTCGGTGGTGGGGCCGGCGTAAATCTTGCCGTAACGTGCCATGGTCGCTTACTCCTCGCCAGCGGGAAGCTGGAAGCTACCCGACTTGTTGCTTGCCGGCTTGTACGCACCGTTAAGAAGAGTGGCCTGACCCGGCTTGTTGCGCTCGATCAGCGCGTTAAGCACTGCGGCGGGCGATTCCTTGGCGGTTTCCTCGTCAAGCAGTTCGGCGGTGACGACGGCATTCACCAACTTTTCATGCTCGGCTTCGGCCTTGGCCTTTTCAGCTTCGGCGTTGGCGGTCAGTTGATCGGTCAGCGGCTTGAGTGCGTCAGCAACGGCAGTGCCGATCTTTTCGTCCAGCCCGGCGACGGTATTGGAAAGCGCCTCCACCTTGCCGGAAAGTTCTTCGAGGTCCATGTCTTCTTCCTCTTGGTTAGTTGTCGTTTCCGGCGCCGTGGCACCCATGACGGCCTCTTTAATAGCCGCTTTGATCTTTTCGAGCAAGGGCACCCTCTGCATACGCTCTACGGCGCGCAGGGCGTCCTCTGAAATCCAGTCCAGAGTTTCTTCGGAACGCTCCTTGAGGCTTGAATTGATGACTTCCACCTTTTCCGGCTTGCCGCTGGAATTGACAAAAATACCAACGCCCTTGTCGGGGGTTGCCGCGCCATCCTCACCGATCAGGATAGCGTCATGATCGAATACGATATCGGCAGCCTGCCATTCGGCTTCGTTATCATTGTTCGTGGCAGTAAGCGTGGCGAACAGGCCTGTGCTTGTGTGGATGGGCTCGCCCTTGTCGATCGCGTTGATGACGGTTTTGCCGCCTTCAAGCTGGCTGGCAAACTCTACGTCGATCACCTTGTCGAGAAACACGCGGCCGTTTTCGCGGCGCACATTCTTGTTCCACGCGCCAACGAACCCGCGCACCATGCCCTCGGGATCGCTCGCAGACACGAACGCGCCTTCGATGTTCGGATGGCCAAGCGGCGCCGGGGTGTTTTCCAGGCTCGCATAGCTCTTGGCGATTTCCTCCGCCGGATAGCGGATGCCGTTCATCACGATATTGTCTGGCATGGTGGCGCTGGGCACCACGATCACGTCGCGCCCGTTGCGGCGCTCGCGCTTGATAGCGCTGGCGTTGATCGCTGTGGTGACGTTGACCCTTACCTGCTTATTCTGTGCGGGCATAATTCTAGCTCCAATACCATCCATCGGGCATCTGATTGCGATAGCGACTGCGCCATGCAGGCATACCATCAATTAGCGGCATCCCCTTGCCATCCAAAAGCCATATCATGTTGAGTGGTGAATATCCGCCCATGATCGTGAATGCCCTGCGCCTACCGGTAACGGCGTTTTCCTCATAGCGCCAAGTCCCCGCGCGCGAAACCTCACGCCAAGCGAACAGCGATTTAAGCCAACGGATCACTCCACAACCTCCCCATCTTCGCTGCGCTCGTCATCGGTCTCTTGCTCCGGCAACACAACATCATTCGAGAAACCCGCCGTCTCACGGATCTCTTCCGCCATGAACGCGGGTTCACCCTTGGCATTGATATCCGCCATCTTGTAAGCGCGGTCAAGAAGCTGGTCAGGCGTGGCGTCCAGCAGGCTCGCCCATCCGATCGCCCAATCCCGCTGCGGCAAGATACCCCACCGCACGAGCCTGTCCACAAACTCGTGCAGCATCGGCAGCACGATGTTTTCGCGCCGGCCCATATTGACCTGAGCCCATTCGCGCGCGTCTTCGGTGCTGGCACGCTCGCCCGTCTGGTTTCCGATCAGCACGCGCACAGGCATATTGAACGACGCGGCAAACGACTGCACCGGGATATTGAAAAATTCTTCCGGCTGCGGAAGCTGGATCGACAGCGGCTTGGCAGTGATGCCCGCCATGAGGAACGCGGCGTCGAAGCCCGACTGGAAATCCTCGACCTGGCGATTGACGCTATCGAGCGCATCGTCCGCATTGTCGGTGCCAGTCATCTTGAGGAAATCGTCAAACGACATGGCCTTATCGCCACTGCCAGCCTCAAGCGTCATGGGGGCGCGCGCCGTCTTCCAGAAACCGGCACCGCCAGCACCCTTGACCTTCTCGGCATCCATCAGGTCATTGAAACCAGGCTCCAGCATCGATCGTCCGTTGACCGTGCCATCCTCTGACCACACCAGCACGCGGTCGGGATGAATGCGGATATTGCGATGCGCAGTCTTGTGCTTGCCATCATCAACAGCAGCCTCATTAAACTGGAAATATCGCGGGTCGCCATAGGTGGGCGATTGCGGGTCACTATCCCACTCGACAACCTCAAGCTGGCCTTCCCATGCCGGGATGACGCCCGCAAGCCCGTCGACGCCGCCGGGCACGCGCATCACGGGCTCGTCTAGCTTCCTGCCATCCGCCAGCAGCAGGATAGCTCCCGCATAGCAGCCGACCATGCTGCGGCGATCGACAGTCATCATCATCTGCCACAAGCGAAGCTTTGCGAAGCGCTGGCGGATCTGGCTTTCGAGTTGGGATTCGGTCGGCTCCTCGCTTTCCCACAATGCGGGATGCGTCTCCCAGGTCTTCGCAGCCATCTTGTCCACCGCAGCCGCCGCAAGGCCGTTGCGCTGGTACATGTGGTGGAAGTTCTCAAAGGTGAGATCGGCGGGCCATCCGTAGTCGGTGTAATGCGTGTGCTTGGTGGAGGGGTGACCCCAGAAGGCGGGCAGGACGCGCGTGAAACCACGCGATACGCTGTTGCGGAGGGCCTGCAAGGTGGTCATGGGCCGGTGTTATAGGCGAGGCTGGGGCGGGGGGCAAGGTGGGCACAAAAGCAAAAGGGGCGCCGCAATGGACGCCCCTCGAAAATGTCGACGATCGAAAGTTGATTACATGCGGTAGAACTTCATAATAACCTCCATCGCTTGGGTTGGTTTCGGATGACCCGTTGTCGCCTATCGTTTATCGTGTGTCAACTAGAAAAATGCCCTACCTCCTATTCCGGCTGCGGATGGCGACCCATGCTTGCGAGCCTGTGGCGATATTGACGTTATCGGCAGCGATAACGGCGTCAGCCAGGTTGTGAGATTTAACGCCCAGATCCTTTTTCAGCTTGGCCTTTGGAACAACCCGCTTTTTACCTTCGCTCTCGACCCACCACGGCACGCAAAGCTCGATGAACAGCGAATCCAGCTTATCCTTGCCCATGTCAGATGAGAACGAAAGAACATCCCCTGTCTTGATGGCATGGCCTCGCGTCACTGCGTTAAACGTCAGCATGGCCTTGCGTGCAGTGCTATCCCATGCCTGCGCCTTAAGGTTCAGATATTCGTCTTTGTTCAGCGGACTGTTGCTGTTTGACGCATCGCTTGGCTTGTCGCCGTCCATAACTCCGCCGCCAGCATGGAATGCAAAATGCTCGACGCTCCCGGCACCGCCCTTGGAGGCATCAGCCTCGTTCTGTTCGTCGATATAGCCGCCAATGAACGCCCCTATGCCGATCGTATCATACGATACGGTCGCCCCAAGAAGTTTCGCCTTCCGCCAGACCCTTTTCGTGTTCTGAACAAGCTCGTCCTTACCTGACGCCCAATCCTCCGCATCCACAAAAACACCATCCACCTTGTCGGCGGTCGCGCATTTGTCCTCGCCATCATCAGCAGGGTCGAAGCCGACAATATTGCGGCCGCCCATCTCGATATTGAGAACCTTGTGCGCGTCAACGCAAGCATCCAGCCATCGGCGCTTGAATATCGAAAGCTCTCCCTCGCCTAATGGCACGCCACCATAGACGTGCTCGAATTTCTCAGGGTTGCGTTCCTCCATTGACCGGATGTCGCGCAGCGCCTTTTGCGACAGAAAAGGATTTTCCGTCCAGTCGATCTTGCGAACCAGGCAATGAGGCGGGGTGTTTACGACAAAGTCTTTCCAGACATAGTCGGTCACAAGTTTCGGATTGAACAGCAGGATCGCCAAGCTGTCTTCTTTACGGATCGTCGGCCCAATCACGACCCACTGATCCTCGGTCAGCTTCTCGCCTTCCTCAACCCACAAGATATCAACATCGGACGTACCTTTGATGTCCTCAAGATTGCGTTCGATGCCGTAGAATATAAATTCCGAACCCGTCGCTCGGTGTATGATGGTGGTCTTTTGGACGTCGAACGCGGTTTGCAACCCAAGATGGTTGATCGCCCATTTGAGCTCAGTGTAAACCGATTCCTGAATGCGGTTTTGGAAGCGGCGTATGCACAGGCATCGCATCCGCACGCCCACGTGGTCTATCAGGCGAATAAGCTGGCACGCGGTGTCGCGCGTCTTGGAACTCGACCTGCCGCCATGCAGTACGGCGATGTCGATGTCGCCAAGGAATACCTTTTCCCAGAAATCGTATAGCGCCGGGTTTGTGAGTGGGGTGGCGCCTACTTCGTCTGCTGTCGCAGAAGCTCGCGCCATGTCAGGTTTTCCGTTTCGATGGGGCCGCCATTCGGGCCGGAGTGCTCGTGGCGTTCGGTGAACATACCCAAATGCTTGGCCGCGCTATCGAGCGCCTTGAGCTGATCGTGCATCTTGATTTCAAAGCCGTCGCGCGTCACCTTCACGCCCGCGTAAAGCAACTTCGCGCCACCGCTTAGCCTCCGAGTGTCGAGCCCGTAAACATCGGCGCGACCCTCGCCCGCACACTTGGGGCAATCCTCATGCGGGTCTGCCGTCCGGTCATAGCCGTATCCGCCAGCATCGCTAGGCAGCTCTTTTGCGTCGGCTTCCTTTGCCATTAGCAGCGCTTCGGCAAATTCGTCGCCATCGACCCACTGGTATCTGTGGCCATCGCCGTGGCAGTGCCGGCAGCATGTTCGGCGGAACTGAACCAGGTCATTCGGATCTGCGGTGGCAATATCCCACCACCTCTTGAGCACCATGTCCTGAGTGATTTCAAGCTTTTCGGAACGCGCCTCTTGGCCTCTGGCCACAGCGTCAGCCACCTTAGCATTGCTTAGCAGCCGACTTGCCTGCACTTCCGCAGTCTTTTCGCTGTAGCCAGCGCGGATTGCGGCCTGCTTGCCGTTCAAATCGACAAGGTACTCTTCAACAAATCGGGATTGCTTCGGGGTCATGCCTGCCAACCTAAGACCTGCATCAACTTTCGTCCACCCTCCGCAGCCTGACGGCAATCCTCTTTTGTTTCGCCATAAGTCACACAATGGCTAAGCTCGCCATCCCAAGCCATGATAATGACCTGCTTGCACGACTGGGCCTTTGCGACACGCTTGGCCTCTGCAATGGGTATGCGTTTTGGCATTCTTAACCCCTACTGATCCGCAAGCTTGATGGCAAGCACATCCCACGGGTGCCCCGTGTTGTTCCATCGGATATCGCCAACGAGGTAGCTGTGCTTGAGATCGACATACCCGCACCGGAACTGGATCGTCAGGCGTTGGTCGGTGACGGGCGTGCGGCCTTCCGTGGCGGTGAAGCCGGGGGCTATGTCAGGCAAAATCTGCATCCACTGCGTGCATGATCGCTGCAGCATCTTCCTTCCACTTAGCGTAGATTTCATCTCTACCGTGCTTGTGCTGCAAGCCAGCTCTGAATTTCAACATTTTGCGAACCTGCCATGATTTTTCCGAAATCACATTTGTTGCGTGCATCCATGCCCTGTCAGGCTTATCACCGCATTCGCGATACCATCGATACGCCTTAGCGATTTCTTCCATTGTGCGCTCTGGCACCGTCCAATCAGCGACCATCACTTCCTCCGCATCACAAGAACCCCGGCCGGGATGATTTTCGTCGACACAACTCCCTTGCCGAAACGACCGATAGCATTTGATGCGATAGACCTTCTAACCCTATCCGCTTCTCGCCAATCACATTCATGTGTGAACCTATCGCCCTTCGCTTTTAATTCATGCCAAGGGTAGGTCGTGCGCGGCGCATCTCGAACGCGCTCCAAGCCTTCCAGCCTCGCTTCAATTGCCGCCAATCTAGCGCCCAACTCCACATCCATCCCAAATCTCCTGCGTCGACAAAGTTGCTTAAACCCCCTACCCGCTCCAGCTTATAAGCGCAAATATTAAGAAAAAAAAGTTTTACATCTGTTCCTACGCATACAACTTTGTCGACGGTTTTTGCCATTTTGCCATAAAATCACCGTCGACAAACGCGACAACTAATGCAACCCATTCTCATTAACGTGCCTTCTGTCATCCACAGAACCTTGGATCAGATCGCGCACGTCGGCCCTGCGAATGCGCTCCGCTTCCGCCTTGTCGAGATATTTCTGGTGGACATCGGGCGGCACATCCCATGCTTTCGACTGCTGCCTTTTGGGGTCCGGTTCAGCCCACCCGTAGCTTTCCAGAATATGCACCACGCGCTCCTGAACCTGCTCATCTGCGGTCCTGAAAGTGCGTACGTTGCGGGTCAGGTCGCGCATGGTGAACCGCGATACCGAATGCGACAAAATCCATCCGCCAACGCTGCGCACAATATCGTCATGTTCGTCTACGCTGGCAACGCTGCCATAAAAAACGCGCGCATGAGGGCGGATAAATTCACGCATGAACCTCGCCACGCGCGCAGCGGTTTCTTCGCTGACTTCGGTCGGCAGCCCGTCGGGATTGGATGCGTTTTCGGCACAATGCCAGATGACGCACAAGCGAGGAAAAAGGCCGTCCTGCTTGCCTACGTGAGACGAGTATTTCGTGTTTACGCCTTCCATGACGCGCACGAAGTGAAAATGTTCGTCTGCCAGCTTTTCGCGGATTTCGCGGGCGCCTTCGGAGAACGTGAGCGGCTTTTTTCCGAAAAAATTCGATGGCGCTTCGAGCGCGAAAAGATCTTCCAGAAAGTCTCCGAACTCCTCGGAAACCGGCGGCGTTTCGACATCCTTGTCGCGCTGCGTCGGACGCAGAACGATTGGGATAAATCTCTGGATCATGCCATCGTCATCAGACCCGGCGATAACGCTGCGGATCTTGTCCGGCTGTATGCCCCCAAGGATGCTGACGGAAAGGTTCTCGATTTCGAACGATCCACGCCCGATGCGGTCCACCGTGTACGATCCGCCCGTATAGGCTTCCAGCCAGAAAGATCGATCGGCGCCGCCGCCCTTGCCACCATACTTGTCGATCCTACCGAACAGGCCGGAAAGCTCGTCCTGGATCATCAGGACGCCGCGCGGGCTTTCCCTGCATCGCTCCTGTGCCGCTTCCGTCGTACTGTCACCAAGTCGCAGTCGAGGGGTTGGCGGTTTTGGGTTTCCGCTTTTTACGCCGCCATCCTCTTGCCAATCGGCCATGAGGCGGTTGTTTTCGCGCAGCATGGCGCTGTCGAGTTTCTTGATGCGCGCAACCGCCCGGCTCATTGCTGGGGTTTTGCGCGTGCTGGGCATGCCGACAAGCATTACCCAGATGCGGGCGCTTTCCTGCCAGAAGGTTTCGTGCCGCTTGGCCTGGATGGTTATTTCATCAGTGATGACGCCGGCACATGCCGCCAATGCCGACATGGCGAGAGCAGACGTGTCGGTTCCGATTTGCTCCGCACATCCAAATGCAAACCGCTCGATAATCGGCGGCAACAGACCGCGTGGCAGCGCAGGCGGCTCCGGCGATGCCCATAGGTCTATGGGGCCGGTTTCTGTGGTGTTTGCCTCTTCGATCCGCGTTGCCCGATCGGCATATTCACGCAAAGCAGCGCGAAAATGATCCGCAACCGCGTCCGTACCCTTGGAAACCGCCATATCGTTAAAATCGGTCCCGCCGCCGGGAATGTCCGTGGGCACAACAACGGGAAGGCCGAGTTCCAACCCAAGCGCACCCATGCGCTGTGCGCTGGTGCCTGTGTCGGCCGCAAGGATGGCGGACTTGCCGGCCGCCGCATATTCGCGGGCGACCTTTTCCATGTTGTCCATCGAGAACGTGACGCACACCTGGTCGGGGATAGCATCGTAAATGCTCGCCCCCGTGGCGTAACCTTCGCACAGGATCGCGCGGCCCATGTTGATGCCGATATGCATTCGCCCACCACCCATGGGGGCGCCGAAGTGGAATTTCTTGGCTCCATCGTCCGCAATGCGCTGGATGGATTGGATCTCGCCCTCAGCATCGTAGACCGGGATGATAAGCTCGCCATCGTCCGACTGCCTGACCGTATGCGCGGGAACCTGCTTGCGCACGAGGTATGGGTGATGCGGATCGGCCGGGCTCGACGCGGCCCACACCTTGCGAGCGCGGGCTATTGCTTGCTGTCGTTCGGCGGCTTCCTTGGCGGCGCGCTCTTTCTGGGCTTTTTCTCGCTCAGCTTTTGCCTCTGGCGATTGGTCCGACGTGGATGCGCCGCCGGTCAGCATGTCGACGGCCTCAAGAAACTCGACGCCCTTGTATGCCATGATGAAGTCAATAACGTCGCCGTGCCATCCGCAGCCGTGGCAGTGCGCGAATTGCTTGTGCGGGACGACACAGAAGCTTGGCGTTCGGTCGTCATGGAACGGGCAACACGCCTTGTATTCGTTGCCCGCTTTTTTGAGCGGTATGGCCTGACTGACGATATCATAGATGGGGTGGTTTTCGCGGATTTTGTCGGTGTCGTGGGTCATGGGTGGGACAAATCTTTCTCATGGATTGAGCAAAGCAAACCACACTCAGGGGCGATTGCGTTCGTGGTTGGGTGATCGGCGGGAATGTCGTCTATGAAGCCTCGGATGACGACCCGCTTACCGTCCTCGCCCTTCTCTTCGCGCATCACCGCCAGCATTACTCCTAATTTACGCGCGAGCGCAGCAGTCTGTGCAAAGCGCTCGGGAAAGCGCTTTCGATAGAGCGCCCAATAACGCGGTGATTGCGCTTTAGAGCATCCATGTTTCAGGCAATTCGCGTTCGGGAACCCCATCGCATAGGTGCGCGGTTGTTCAATCCCCGCACCCTCCAAAAGCGCGAGACAATTCGCTTTCGTAATCTCGCGTTCGATCAGCGGTGTGGCGAAGCATCCGGGGCGGAAGTCGCCAGCAAGCCGCTCGGCGCGCTTCTTATCGCTTGCATCGGCGGTATAGCCAAAAATGTTAATGTCGCCATGCTCTTCAAAATTGAGGCGTGGAACAAACTTCATTTCCCGGCTGCACGGCGCTCCGGCGTGCCCCGCCATGTATCGGCGCTTTTCCCATACGTCGAAAACGCTGTCGTATTCTTCCGACTTAA